CGCTCACCGCGCCGCCCACCGCGCCGCCCACCGCGCCGTCCACCGCGTCGCTCACCGCGCCGCCCACCGCGTCGCTCACCGCGCCGCTCACCGCGCTGTGCACCGCGCCGTCCACCGCGCCGTGCACCGCGCCGCTCACCGCGCCGCTCACCGCGCCGCTCACCGCATGTTTACCATCAACAATCATCGCTGCTGTCGGTCCCGCATACGCTAGCGTAAGCGGCGACTGCACCCACACATACGCTTTCGGTGGCTCCAGTTTCGTATGCCGGTAGCAGGCTGCCAGTGCCGCCTCGGCCAGCTTTCTGTCCGCCGGCTCACAGCACAACCCTATCTTGATCCACTTGTCGCGCCACTCGCCGAGTCGTGCCTCTTGCTCCGGCGTCAACTTATCTATTCGTTTTGGCATTCGCCGCCACCTCCGCTAGATTTTTCACCACCGTTGTCCGCTTCTTCTCCTCTTTTTTGATCCGATCCACCATGTCAAAATGCTGCAGCACCACACGCGCCGCCTGCGCTCGGCTCCCGCACGGCAGAATGGGCACCCGGTAGCGCGCCATCCACGACAGGAGCGAGTTCTGCGCCACCAGCGGCGGCACCTTGCTTCGCCTCATCACGCCTCCGCCGCCATTGAACAGGAACGGCTCGCACAACTGCTTCCAGTCGCATTCCAGCACCACCAGCGGATAGTTGAAACTCGCCAGCCGCCACAACTCCGCCTCGAACCGCTCCCGCCCGGTCGCCAGGCATCCCCAGTAATCCGCGCGCGACTTCCGCTCCACCACCGCATCGGGATACTCCAGCAACGCATAGTCCCCGGTTTTCAGGCCGCGCCGCTCCGTCACCACGTCATCGAACGCATAAGGCTCCTGCTCGCGCGTGTCGATAAGCACGGTGTAGGAGCGGCGCGGCTCCGGCGGCGCCTTGCTATACGCCTTCGGCATCGGTTGCCTTGCGGAACTTCGTCGCCTGCGTGTACCCGCGCCCGTCCGGCCCGCAGAAGGCGTCCACCACCAGCTTGTCTTCGTAACTGTTGAGCGCCTTGACGATCTCGCGCGGGTTGGGCGCCGGGTACTCGCTCTCCGGCAGCCCCGCCGCCTGCCACAGACTCTTGAATACGCCCATCGAAATCTGGTTCGCCTTCTTCTTGCCGTCCGTCTCGGGCGCCGTAAAAATATTCAGCGACGCCGACGCGCGCGCGCCGCTCTCCTCGTTCCCCAACTCCAGCAGAAACCATACGCGGTCGCCCTTCGCCTCCGCTCGAAACTTATTCAACTTCATGCGCTGCCAGCCGCGTGCCTCCTCTGGATATGTTGCGCCTCCGCCTTCCTCGGGGAAATCCGCCGGGTTGATTGTCATCGCTTGGCTCCTTTGGCCGCATCGGCCATTGCCGTTACCGCCGCTTCGTCCTCGGCCTGGGCGTCGCCGGCGGCGAGCGACTCCGGGGCCTCACCAATGAGTGCAAGCACGCGCTGGTACATGAGGTGGGATTCGTAGAGCGGCACATCAATGCGGGCGGGCAATAGCGGCTTGAAGTCCTGTTGCGGCCGGCACTTTACCGTCTCGAACCAGCGCGTGTCCTTCTTGAAGTCGATATACATCCGCAGGTGCACGTCGAGAATGTCGTTCAGCATCGCCTCAGTATCGGCGCGCAAACCCAATTTCACCACCGTCTTGTCATCGCGTTGCTCCGTCGCCTCCTTTGTGTGCGCGGTGAGACAGATGTGCTTCCCGGCGCGCTTCGCCCGCAGCAGCGGGTCGTAAAGCCTCCGCACAGCCATCTTCGCCGGCCCCCACGCCTTATACATGTTGCTTGTGGCAAACTCGCGTTTCCGCGCGTCGTCGTCCATCACCTGCTGCGCGACCGTCTGCCAGAAGTAGGCCCAGACATCTACCGCGACGCTTGCAATCTCCTTGTTGTCGGCCCAGACGGATAGTACGCGCCGTGCGTCGAGCATGCTGCGCGTCGTCTCGTAGAAGGCGAAGTGCTGGCGCAACCATCGCGCGCCGTCGACATCGGTGTCAAGCAGCGCACGCGGCTCTGGCATCCCGCATAGCACGGTCGATTTGCCGCAACCCGCCGGCCCGTCGATCTGAAATATCGTTCCGCTCATCGCATCCTCCATCGTCGCGCCAGCAATATAGGTGCTTCGTGTGCGGTTGTCAAGCCTCCTCCTCCGCCATCTCCCGCAGGCCAATCTTGGCGCAAAGCCTCCATAAGAGTTCGGTATGCGTATGCAGCCACGATTGGAACGACGCCGTTGCCACAGGCGCGGAGTCGGTCCACCCGATTGGAAGGCCCATCAGCCACTCGACGAACAGGGGGTTGAGTCTCCGCGCAACGAGACGCGAACCTAGTTGGTATCCTGAGTCCGGCCCGTTCTGCTTCTTCGATGCTGATGGCTGGCTGCAAATGCGGCCAATGGGCGAGGATTCCGGTCCATTCGTCATGCTGCGCGGGGCCCGGCGGCCAAGCAAGGAGTTCGTCGGTACGTTCACCGATGGGTCTCCGCCGTCCTTCCAGTCGCGTTGCGTCGGCGTTGCCCAAACTCGCGTCTGAGATTCCAGACCAACTGTGCGTTTGCCGGTCTTCGTCTGTCCTTTCGCCAGTACCGTCGCTTCCGGCACGCTGCGACCGCCGTTCGGGACGTTCGGTGTTAGCCAAGTCTGCGCCTGATCCACCAAGTCCCTCCCGCCGTGCTTCGTGCCGTAGCGACCTACGCGCCTCGGCGGCGTCGGGCCAGCCATTCCGTCGTGCTGCTGCGGCGTCACCCAATCCTGAATCCTCGGATGCCGTGCCCCCGCACTCGGTTCGCCGTGAACGCCCACTCGGACGCTCGGCCAGAGTCTCGCTTCGTGTGCCAGAAGCCTCCCGCCAATTCGATGCAACGGCATTGAGTTCTTCCAGTCGGTGGCACAACTTGCGGGCCAGCGCAAATAATCGCTCTCTTCGGTGCGGCGCACCAACCTCCTCCGCCGTAAACAAACCCGCCGCAACGTCGTAGCCCATTCCTCGTAACTCCTCTGCAACTTCCCGAAAGCCAAGCCGGAGGTGTCCGCCGACGTTCTCCAAGAACACTTGTACGGGTTCGCACTCGCGGATGATGCGAGCGATGTGGGGCCAGAGGTGCCGCTCGTCTCCTGCTCCGCGCCGCTGTCCTGCGACGCTGAACGGTTGGCACGGGTATCCCGCAGAGACGATATCCACGACTCCGCGCCACGCTGCGCCATCGAAGGTCGCAACATCGTCCCATATAGGCGCTCGATCCAGCGCCTCGTCCTCCATCCGCGCCACGAGAACGGCCGCTGCGAAGGCTTCCCGCTCAACGTAACCCACGGTGCGGTAGGCGTCTCCGACGGCGAGCCGGAGTCCAAGTTCGAGTCCGCCAACCCCGGCACATAGAGCCAGGCCATTCATTCCTCCGCTATCTCCCGCAGCCTCTCCGCCACCTGCCCGCCGGTGAACAGTTTGTCGCGCACCACAAGCATGTCGAAGAAGTTCGCCGCGTCGATTAGCGTGGCGAGGCGCGACTTCTCAGCGGCGGCTTGGCACCTTGGGCACTTCGCCGGCTCATTCGTCGGCATCAGCGGGCCTCCTTCCGAAGCGCGGCGCGGGCCACAAGTCCGGCTTCTTGACACGGGGCGCAGCATGAGTTCTTTTCGATGGACAGGAGCGCCGCCCTCAGCCGCCCAACCTCACGCTCCAACGCGGCGATGCGCTCCTCGTCTCTCTGCTTATCCTCCTCGCAGCCGCTGTCTTTGTGTGCCGCTTCGCGCTCCGCCGCCTCCGCGCGCTTACCGAGTGCTGTAACTGCGCCGGCAACGGTCATCTTATGCTCGCGCAAACCAAATTCTTCCATCGCTTCTTGCGCCTCTTCAATTTCCAGGCTTAGACGTTCGGCGCGCTTCTCCGCGGCATCGCGCTGATGGGCGGCGCGCACCTTCGCAAGTGCAGCGTCATATGGCGGGTCACCAGCACCCCAATCTCGGTACGACAATCGCAGCAATGCCGCCAGCGCCTCCTCAAACGTCTGCTGCTTCGGGCCGGTCATCGCGTCTCCCTCCGCACCACAACGCGCACGGCTATCGGCATCAGCCATCCGTACGGCTTGGCGCGCAGTTCGGGACGACGCCTGATGTAGCCGTAGCGTTCCTCGATGAACTTGCGGCACTCACGGCGGCTACGGAACAGGCGAAGTTGGTGCTCCCACACCAAGTGTAGTATTCTACATCGGTTGACTCCATCTCGACGATTCTTCTGGCGCCACGCGACGCCCCATGCTCTCATAATCCAATTTCCTTCAGCAACGCCTTGTGACAGGCAGTGTGATCGTGCACCGGAAACGGCTTGCCTTTTATGTGTGACCGCTGTTCTATCCACGTTCGAACGTTGCATACCGCATCCGCAAATGCTTCGGCGGCTTGGCGCAGCGGATTCGGTGGCCCCGAATATCTCCATCCGTGAACAAGGGCGATGGCCTCCGCTTCCCGTATGCTTGCCAAAACGGCACGCATCGCTTTCACAAACCTCACTTTCGGCTCGCTCATGAGTGAGCCCCGATGTACACAACACCCCGCCCATCAATTAGGTCATGGCGACTCACATCGCAGCAACCGAATGGGCTGCCCGGTTCTAACCATCCGATGTACAAGTTCATGTACCGTTCTGGAACTAAGGCAAGCCAATCTTCGTCTCCGCCGTGCTCTGATAGCCGTTGGAACTCATTCGGCGCTTCGTGGAATGGCCACGCTTGAATTGGCTCGCTCACAGCCCGATCTCCTCAAGCAAGTCGGCGCGGCAAGCGGCATGATTTCCAAGCACCGGACAGCGGACGTTTTTGCCGCCGCCCGGAAAATCGCACTCCGCATCCGCAAACGCCTCACAGAGCGCGCTGAGTCGCTTCGCGGCACGCGGATCGCCGTTGAGCCCCAAGTATCCAACTAGATACTGTGCGGCCTCCACGAACCTGCTTCGTGCGTCGGTCATAGCCCGATCTCCTTCAGCAGCGCGGCGCGGCAGGCGGCGTGATCCGGCATGGCATGCCCTACGGCTGGGCCGCCGGAGAGAAGCATCTTGTGGCACTCCGCATCTGCAAACGCCTCGGCGGCTTGGCGAAACGCGGTCGGCCAACTGACAGGGGCCTCTCGCATCCCTCGCATCGCCTCCACGAACCTCGCTCGCGGTTCGCTCATTCGCTCTCCTGCATCGCCAACTTTGCGTAGGCAATTAAATCGATGACGGTTTCGCTCGCCATGCTCATTTCCCCTCCCACTTGAAGTGAGGAAATAATTCCTTGCCGCGCGCCAAATCAGCGTCGCGCTCCCGCTCGTCGTCGTACTCGAAATCCATGTCGCGTGACAGATCTGGCGAGCATAGCCCATACCCCGAGCCGACGCATGCGCCTTTGAGTGTGCCGCGAATCGCTGCATCGAACTCCAACCCCGACGTCCAGACGCGAATCCGTGGCTTGCTCATCTCGCCTCCTCAACGAGTCGGCGGGCCGGACTACCTGGGTGTTAAACGCCTGTGCCCGACGCGCTTGACACGTCCCTCCCGCCGACTCGTTCAGACGTTGCATCTCCGCAACTCCTCAAACAACGCCTCCCGCGCATCCCGAAGCGTATACCACCTCGTCTTATCCTTCTCCCCGTTCATCATGCGATTGATGATCGCGCACGCCTCGACTAGCCCCAGACGCTTCCCATGCCGCGCGCCGCTGGTCTGCATCCGCGTCAGGCTCGCCGCGAAATCGTAAAGGTTGTCCATGTGTAGCCTCCACCGTCTGCCCGACAACATACGCCGCCCCGCCCCCAATGTCAAGAACTAAGAACGCCCGCCCAGCGCCGCTTCTTACCTTTTGCACTCGCGCCTCACCCGTCTTATATTAAGGCGGGGCTAGCGTCCGGCCCCCACCGGCGCGAAAAGCCGCGCTCTCCCCGTTGCGCGGCCTGCCCCTGTAACGGGGGCCACATCGTTGAAAGACAATCTTATTGAACTGTTGAGTGGGCCGCCTCCGCATGCAGACTGGTTGGTTCCTAACCTCATACCCAAAGGCAGCATGATTGCCCTTTGCGGCGTCGCCGGCGTAGGCAAGAGCACCTTCGGCTATACCTTGTGTATGGCTCTTGCCACCGGCACAGAGTTTTTCGGGCGTCCCCTCGTGCCAAGCCGCGTCTTGTATATGGACGAGGAAAACGGTCATCGGGATCGACGCGCCTATATTTACCGCGCTTGGGTTGGCCTTGGCTGCCCCAACCATGTCGATCTGGCGCAATTCATAGAAATTCACGGGTTTGCGCTTACCACCTCCAGCGGTTCTTGGGATCAGCAACTTCGGGCGCTCGCCGACTCCTTCAAGCCGCATCTCATAGTTATAGACACGGCCACCCCGGCGTGTCGAATCAAGGACGAAAACAGCAATGGCGAGGCGGCTGTCGCGGCCCAAAAACTTAGGGGGGTTATGAATATTGCCGGTTCCGACTGTAGCATGCTGGTAATGAAGCACTTGAAGGTAAACCATGAAACCGGGCAAGTGGACATGCGCGGCGCGAAGTTCTGGAAGGGTACGGTTGACGCCATACTTTACCATCGCCGCCCCGGTGGCCGTCCCCGTAAAGACGGTCTTTTCAGAAGTTACATACGCCCGGAGAAGGTGCGCGCCTTCGGCCTCCGCAACGAAATAGTGATTGAGACGCATTGGATTGAGGACGACAAGGGCCTCGTTTTGACTGGTCGGGACGAGCCGTTGGACGAGAAGAAACCGGGCCACGACGAATAATAGGAAACCTACCCCCCTATATATAGGGGTTAGGGGTTTTCCAATTACAAAGGAGGCAAGCGTGGGCGGATTGGTGAAGGCGTCTAGGGGCGGTAAACTACAGAAGTATGATCCAGATAGGGGCCTCAAGTCTATCGCCGTGGCTGAGGCGGCGGAGAAGCATTTTCGCCGCGCTAAGGACGCCGATAGGCTATTTGAGGCAGTCAAATTGAAACTGACGGAGCAGCGCAACTTCGTGCTGTGGTGGGACGGGCAAGGTGCCAACCGCGCCGGTAGTCCAATCCTTACAGATCGGAAAGGATTGAAGGCCGGAAGTGATGGATTGCCGGACAGTACGACGATCCACCGCTGGCGCAAGCGGCTGGCGGACGAAGCAGCATTTAAGAAATCCATGGAAGCGGCGCAATCAAAGTGTGTCGCCGTCTGCGAGGCCACAAAGGAGACTTTAGAGTCAAGGCTGTTGTCTAGTGTCTCTACTGAGTGGTACACGCCCGCGCAGTATATAGAAGCGGCGCGCCGTGTACTTGGTGCTATCGATCTCGATCCGGCTTCTTGCCAAGAGGCAAATGCTACGGTCAATGCGGCAGAATTCTTTGATTCTGTCGCTAATGGATTGCTGCTCAAATGGCACGGTCGCGTCTGGCTTAATCCGCCATATGGCGGTCTGCAAGCAGAGTTTACAGGCAAGCTGTTGTCAGAGTTTTCCGTCGGGAACGTTTCGGCTGCCGTGCTTCTTATCAACGCCAACTCTACAGATACGGAATGGTTCGTTCCTCTATTTGACTTTCCGTTGTGCTTCACAAATCACCGTATTGACTTCGTGCCAGGACCAAACGCTTCGGAGAATTCTTCTAGTACACACGGATCGGTCTTTGCCTGCATCGGCGCAAACGAAAGCAAGTTCCAAAATGAGTTTTCCGCCTTTGGAAACATCGTTCACAGGTGGCACGAGTGAGCCTATGGTTTAAATGCAAAGACGCACTTGGAAATCAACCCGTCGAGTGTTATAAGCATAAGTTCATGCCAGACTGGGGCTGGCTTGACGACTGCTTCGGAAAAACCGGCATTCAACTTTCCGACGTTGATGGTCTAGTCGAAAGACACGGATATTTTCTGCAGATAGAGAAGAAAAATTCAGGAGCGCCTCTGTCTGAAGGACAACATAAATTATTTGTCGCTCTCGCAGAAACCGGACGTTTCAATATCTTAGTGATTTGGCAGAAAAGCAGCGGTGCTGTTACTCATATGAAACGATACTGTCGTAACAATCCGCGCGGTTTGCCATGCTACGAATCATCAAGAAAAGAGGTTCACGATTTTGTTGAACGTTGGTTTGCTTGGGCTAATAAGCAGTCTCGTCCGCTGGCGTGGTCTGCTCCTTCACGGACTCTCAACGAGGCCAGCCCAAATGACGTTTCCAATCAGGCCCAAGACCCAATGCCCGGTATGGATGCCAAGCAGTAGCGGCCAGAACATCCACAAGATGCCTATCACGATGCCGATAGCCAGAAAAACAAACGGCGCGGCAACCACTAGCACCATAATCCATATGACTGCCGCTGGTATATCTGTCATGTTTCACCTCTTGGCACAAAAGTCAAGCCACCCTACCCTTAACCGCCTGGCGTTCGCGGCTCCTGGGCCCGCCTAGCGCGTCGTTTCCGGTAGGGCCGGGTATTTCGTATGCAGAGGCGCCAATAGGCTGGCGCGCAGAGGTAGTGTCGGCCGGTAGGCCAAGGCGCTCGCTCGCGCCGGCAGTAGCGGCAACGGCGCGTCACGACACCGCCGCTAGCACCGCCACCACGACACACGCGATCACCGCCAAGCCTACGCCCCACGCTAGGCAGGCGACGGCAAAGTCGGCTGGCTCATCATCGGGCGGGAGTAGGTGGAGGCTCATCTCAGACATCCCCTGGCGCGGCACTCTGCGTTGTGATTTGCTAATTCCGCTCCGAACGGCGCGCAGCCGCGATGATAATACGCCTTGAATGCGGGACCGTTCACATCAATCTGCGCCTCTACTAAAGAGAGCATGGCACCGCAAGCAAAGCATGGCACGCGCACGGCTGCCGCTCCCGCACTATGATCTACGACCAATTTGAAAAGATTGTCACTCATGCTACTCCCCCTTCTCCGCCAGCGCCAAGGCGGCGCGGGCATTTGTCAGTTCTCGACACAACAGCGTCATCGGACCATAGATTCCTTTTGTGGGGCGCGAATCTATGACGGCGTCTCCCGCCACGATCAACTTCTTGAGTCTCTCGCGCATCGCCTCAAACGAGTTGACGGCGCGGACGATGATGCGCGCATCGTCACCGCGTTTGACGTTTGCTATCACCAGCGGCGGTAATCCTTGTGGCGGGCCGAATATGGTATGTCCGGCATCCCCTACTCGCCACGGACCTGACGTTTGCTTCGTCTTGTCGTTCATGCTTCCTTCCTAGCGGCTCCCGTGCCGCTCGCACCGTCTAGAGCGCCTTGAACGGAAGTCCCTGCTTCTGCGCCAGAATGGCCTCTGTCGCCGACAGGGCAAATCTCTGGCCGCCGTCCGTGCAAAGTCTATATGGCCCAAGATCCCGCTCATCCTCGCGGGCGGTCTCGATCCAATATTGCACGTTGACGGTTAGGCGCTCGGCCTTGGCCGCCGCATCTCGGTGCGCCTTGCGGGCCTTGTGCGCGGCGCACGCTTGCTTGAGTTGATTGCGGGTCATTGGGTCTCCTCCTCTCGCCTCACGTGGCGAACCTCAGACTGATCATGTCGGTAGAATCTTCCGGTTGATGTGTCGTACCATTCCGGTTGTTCTGCGTGCGCGACGGCTTCTGTCTCGTCGCGTTGTATGCCGTCGCCACAGTCGCAAAGGTAACGGGTGCTGTCAGGCTTTGTCATGCTTCGCCTCATCGCGCCTCGCGGGGCGCACCTTACACTCCCTTTGGCGCACAATCTTTCGGTCAGCAAGAGTAACGAGCCGCATACACTCCCTCTTGTGCGGCCACGCCCCGCAATCGCAGGCAGGAACTGGCTTCGTCTTCATATGCGATCCTCCATCGCTGCCGTCATGATACGCCCGCCACACCGTGTGTCAAGTACAAAGTTGTAAAAGATGGGCTGCCCGACGGACATGGTTTCATCATGCGGACCGCTCGCCGGCGCTTGACACCGCTGTCGCCTATGCATATATTATCTCACGCATATGCCTAACGCCAGCGTTGACCATACGAAAATCGCCTCTCCGCATACCGAAAAGGCCCCAGTCCGCAAATATAACGCCGCCTCCCGCGCCGATGCGCGCCTCGCCTTCCTGCAAATGCGAAAAGCCGGACATAGCATTGCGGAATGCGGAAGACGCATAGGCGTATCTAACGGAACCGCTATGCGTTGGGAGAATCTCGCCAAGGGCGGGAAGCTGCTCGCGGAAGATGCGCTGAGACTGCGACTGAGCCGCGACGAGGCGGTCGCCATCCTCGCTCGCGACGCCCGCGAGTCGGACGCTGGCGCCGACCGGCGCGCCAGCATCGAGCTCTTGGCGAAGCTGGGCGAGATCGGCGGCCTCGCGCCGACGCGCCAGCAAGTTGATCAACGCGTCATCTATGCTGATGTGGAGCAATGGATCGAGGCGGAAGCGCGTGCTCTGAAAGCCGCATCGGACAAGGCTTTGCCGGAGGCTCCGCCGGAACGTCCGATAAGAAGCATTATGTCAACCGCGCAAGATGCTGAGGCGCAAGCGCTTGCGGGCGACGCTGAGATGTGCGCGGTTGAGGCGACGGTCGAGACTCCCCCGGCAGCCCCCCCCGCGAGCGTGAACGAAAGCGATCAGCACCCCGCGAAAAATTTCCCAAAAATTTCAGCGCAAACGGAATCAGCGCCAAAATGACGCGCCAGCCAAGCATATGCGGGTTGACGCGGCCGATGCGCCGGCTGGTGGTGCGGTATGTGACTGGTGACGAGGCACATCCGACGGAGGTTGGGGCGCTTTTGCGGATATGCGATTCCTGGAGGCGCGGGGTGGTGCCGCGGGCGGCGCTGGAGAAGTTTGCGCGGGCGTGGCTTGAGGTGGCGAGTGTGGAGGAGGTGGAGCACTGATGCCGGCCAAGGCGAAGACGGAGGCGGTGCAGGTTGGGGAGTGCGACAAGTGTGGGCGGGCGTCGGTAGTGGCGTGTCCGTCCTGCCTGCAGTTGATTAATGTGTGTGGGAGTGGGGGGCGCGAGGTGTTGGAGACGCTCGAATTTCTGGTGTGGCATGCGAATGAGGCGGGGCGGCAGAAGGCGGCGATGGGGCCGCGCGAGGGGAATGCCTGATGCTTTACATATTCGTGGCGTTGCTGGCGTTTGCGTTGGGCGCCTGGGCGGCGCACTACTACGCGGATCGTGGATAGGCGTGGCTAAGCCGCGGGCGTCGAGTGCCGGGCTGTCGCGCATGAAGGCGCACGAGATGCTTGAGCACGGGGAGGTGCGCGGTAAGCCGATCACCAAGAAGCAGCGGGGGTATTTCGGTGCCGTCTATCGTGGCAAGGCCCGCAAGCGGGGCCGCTAGCGAAGCGGCTGACATCTGCCCGCTGTGCGATTCACCCGTAGTCGAAATTAACTGCAAGCGGTTTTGCGTGGCGTGCGGGGTGCTGGTTGGAAACTGCGCCGGGGACTGACGGGCTGGATGCGGTGCGGCGCGCCGGGAGTATCGCGGCGCTGCGGCGGCGCTGCATCAACGACCTGTGGTTTCTCGTCACGGGCGTTCTCTATTCACATGACCGGCACAAGTACGGGCCGTTTCACAAGTGGATGTGCGACACGGTGAGCAAGGAGCGCGGGGCGCGCGAACTCTGGCTGCTGCCGCGCGACCACTTCAAGACGACGATTCTGACGATAGGCCATTGCATCCAGCAACTGCTGCGCGACCCGACGCAGTCGCTTCTGCTTGTGTCGCGCAAGGACGACCACGCGCTGGTGTGGAGCGACGAGATCAGGCGCCAGTTCGTATTCAACACGCGCCTGCGCGCGCTGTTTCCAAACTGGTGCGCGGCGAGCGTCGAGTCGCTTGGGAGCGCCTCCGAGTGGGTATGCCCCGCCTTCCAGATCATCACCGGGCACAAGCGGCGCGAGCCGTCGGTCACGGTCGCCTCGATGAAGGGGCGCAAGCAGTCGCGGCACTACAACTGGGTGTACCCGGACGACTGCATGGACCGCGAAGACTCGACCGAGGTGGGGCTGCGCGAAATCCGCGAGGACTGGAAGGAGATCATTCCGCTGGTGGACAAGGACGGCGGCGTCATCGCCTGCGGCACGCGCAAGCACTACAACGATCTGTACCAGGCGATCATGGACACCGGCCTCTACACCGTGTATGTGCGGCACGGGCTGGAGAGCGCGACGGACACCTGCGCCGAGGATGAGTGCGCGCGCTTTGCGCGGCCCCACCCGGCGCCGGATTTCAAGCACGGGCAGCCGCTGGAGCCGGCGCGCATGGCGCGCGAGAACTACGACCAGAAGTTGCGCGAGTGCGAGATCGACCCGAAGTCGGGCGCGGCCTTTTTCTGGCACGAATACATGAACATACCGTTTTCGCCGTCCGACAGGCGCTTTCAGCCGTCGTGGTTCGTGCGAGTCGATGACGGCATGATACCAGGCAAGGTGGAGCCGTTCGCGCCGCTCTCCAAGTGGATTGCGCTTGATACCGCGTGGAAGGACGAGGAGCACCCGAGCGGGTACGACTTCACCGTCGTCGTGGTGGGCGGATTCGACGGGCATGGGCGCCTCTACATACTCGACATCCTGCGCAGCAAGACGTGGACGATGAAGCAGGGCGCCGAGGCCATTATCACCTGCATAAAGGCGTATGGCATATCGCGCCTCATCACGGAGAAAGTCGGTGAGGTTACTTTTCACAACTATATGCGTGATGTGGCGCGCCAGAACGGCGTCCCGGTGCAGATCGTCGCGGTGAAGCGCGGCGGGCGCAACCAGAAGTCCAAGCTGGAGCGCATCATGGCGGCGCAGGGCCATTTCGAGCAGGGGCGCGTGTTCTTCCGCAGGCGCGCCGACAATTTCGACGACTGCGTCAACGAGTTCTGCAACGTCGGGCGCTGGACGAACGATGACATTGCGGATGCCGTCAGCATGTTCTTTGACGACCAGGTGAAGGTGCTGGCGCCGCCCGTTCAGGCTCAAAACGATGCTTGGAAGACGCCCATGCGCCCGATGTCGTTCGAGTCGCCGTGGCGGCGCGGCGCTTTCGGCCTCGCCAATACGCGCGACCCGCTCGGGCGATGGGGGCAGGACGGGCCAGCCGTCATATCCAGCGAGGCGACGGACGAATCCATTGGAAATTGGGACCGTATGACAATCGGAGGCACGCACTAATGGCGTTGATCGTAGATCCGAACCAGTTTGTTGCGACCGAGCAGGCCACGTCGAGCGCCGGTGGCGCCGTGACCCTTACGGTGGCGGCCGTTCCGGGCAAGCGGCATGCCATCACCAACATTTTGATCATGCGAGCGGCGGGCGCGGCTGTGACTGGCAGCGCGACGCTCAGTATTACCACCACGAATCTGCCCGACTCGATGGCGTGGGCGGTGGGAAACCTGATGGCGGCGGGAGGCACGCAGATTGACGTGAACGTCTCCTACAATCCGCCGCTTATTTCAAACGTTGCGAATACAGCGACAACGATTGTGATGCCGGATGCCGACGGCGCCGGCACCAGCGTCGTGTGGACGGGGCAGGTTAACTACTATCTGGTGCCGGAACTCTAAGTGGCGACGCGCTTCTACTACGAGCCGGTTGGCGGTCCAACGATCACGCCCGCGTTTGATGCCGTTTGGGATCAGAACAGCGCGGCGTTGCGTCGGCTGCTTTCGCCTGTCTCAAATGGCAGCCTTGCGGCCGAAGTCACATTTGCAGACGCTGAGACGAATGCCACAAACAACTGGGATGTTCTATTGATACAGTCGATCAGTCCGCCGTTGGCGGCGCAAACCATCTCCGGTACCATACGTGGCCAGATTCGGTGCAGCGAAAGCAACATCGCCGCTAATGACTTCGGGCATATCGTAGTGAAGGCGTTCAGCGGCGACGGCGGCACTTCGCGCGGCACGCTTCTCGATAATGTCGGCGCCACGGAATTCGTCTTGACGACGCTCACCAACCGCAACTTTCCTGCCTCGACCGCCGCCACCTCGACCGACATTCAAGAGGGCGACGTTCTGGTGGTTGAGGCCGGATACCGCGCCGCAAATGTCGATGTTGCTTCGTATACTGGCACCATCAGCCTCGGGCGCGGCACTGCCATCGACCTCGCCGTGAACGAAGTCGATACCGCCGTCGCCAACCCGTGGATCGAATTCAGCCAGGATTTGCTGTTTATGCCGGATGCGTTCTCCTATTACAATCACGGAAGCCGCGTCACCGAACTCGTCGAGCAGGGCACTGGTAGCGCCAACACGATTCTGACAGTCACCCTGCCGGCGGTTCGCGGCAGGCGCCACGCCATCACGCACATCGAGGCGAAGCGCGCTTGCGGTGCCACCGGCATCTCCGGCACCAGCGTCTTATACATCTCAACGCTTAACCTTGGCGATATGTCGTGGGCCGTCGGCAACACCATAGTCGCGGGCGGCACGCGCCGCGACATCGATCTGAGGACAACGAGAAACCCGATACTGAGCGACCGACCCTCCACGCCGACCGTATTCGCATTTCCCGCGCCCGGCGCCAACGTGCTGTGGACGGTGCGCATTGCCTATAGGCTGGTGCCCTGATGCCCGCTGGAATAGATGCCGCGTTGAACGTCGTGCCGGGCCCGCGCCGCGTTGGCCTCACCGATGACGAAATCATCGAGGTGTGGCAGACGCGCAAGACCTATGCGCAGCAGATGCGCGACCCCTACGAGACGCAGTGGGTCAAGAACTGGAAACTGTATCGCGCGCATCTCGTCGAATTCAGCGACCCGGCGGACTGGTGGCGCAGCAATACATTTGTCCCGGAGATGTTCAACAGCATCGAGACGATACTTCCTCGCATTCTTCTTGGCATGTTCTCGCGCCCCGAGTGGTTCGATGTAAACTGCCCGCACTTCACGATGCCGGGGCACCCCGGACTGCCATGCGCCGACTACGAGCGTATGGTGAAGTCGCTGCTCCTGAGCGGCACCAAGCGCATGAGCCTGTTTCAGACGGCGCTCATGGGCACAAAGTACGGCAGCATTATGGGGCACTCTTGGTTCAAGTTGCGGTGGGAGCGCGAGCCGATGGAGCGCCCGGTCGATCAGCCGGTCGTCGATCCGCTGTCTGGCGACGTGCTCGGCATGACGACGCAACTGATGCCGTTCATCGCCTATGACGACCCGCGCCTCGACTTCGTCAGCAACTTCCGTATATGGGCCGATCCTACGGGCAACAATGAGTGGTTCATCGAGGAGATCGAGACGACGCTTGAGAAGTTGCAGTACCTGAATCAGCGTCTCGGCCTCTACCGCAATCTCGATCAACTGGCGATGATGGCGCCGAGCGACTTGCCGAAAGACCCGATGAACCGCAACACGCCTCATTCGGGCGGCGCCTCGCAGCACGGCGAGGAGGAGATTACCAGCGCCGAAGGCTTCAGCAAGATTGCCTCCGACGAGTCGTATGACGGCACGAAGGTGGTGTTGCTGGCGTGCTCCGGGCGCGTGCCATACGAACCGGAGGACGGCGCGCACTGGCGCCGCACCGTCATCGCCAACGAGCAAACAGTCATACGCGACGGCGCGAACCCGACGCCCGACATGAAGCCGGAGATTTTCGGCGTGCAGTCGATACCAATTCCCGGCTTCGTCTATGGCGACTCGGTCATCCGCTACGCCGGCCCACTGAACGAGCAGTTGAACCGCATCGAGAACTTCCGCATGGACGAGGTGGTGCTCGGCATCTGGCAGCAATACATCGCCAACCGCAACGCCGTCACCAACAACCAGTTGCTGTTCCAGCCGGGCGGCGTGGTGTGGGTCGATACGCAGGCCGACGTGCAGACGGCCTTCCGCGTGCTCGACCGCAAGCCGATTCTGCCGCAAGCCTATCAAGAGGCGGCTGTCAAGCAGGACCAGATTCAGCGTACCACCGGCGCCACCGCTTCGCAGCAGGGCGCCATTCCGGCCTCGCAGGATCGGTCTGCCACCGCCTTCGCCGGGCGCGTTCAACTCGGCAACGAACGCTTCCGCCTCATGACGATGTGGCAGAACATGACATTTAAGAAGCAGCTTCTGTCGCGCATGTTCGCGCTCTACCAGCGCCACCTGCCGCCGGGGCGTCTCGTGCGCATCGTTGGCACCGACTGGCAGGTGCCCATCGACATCAGCATGCTTCAGGACGATGTGGACATTAACATCGAGGCCGACATTTTCGACGTGGACAACGCGCAGAAGCAGCAGGCGCTCGCGTTTTTCCTTCAGACGGCGGCGGCACCTCCGTTCGCCCCGTTTTGGCGCGTGCCTGAACTGCTCCGCGACGCCGTGGAAAGTTACTTGCAGAAGGACGGTAGACGCTATGTCCGAACCGAGGAAGAAGTGGCGATGCTCATGGCCGCGCAGAATCAGGCGGCGCTGTTCGCTGGCGCTGGCTCTCCTGAGGCTGGCGGCGGTGAGGGTGCCGGACGCGAAAAGAATATGGGTGGAGGCGCGGGCGGCCGGGGGGCCGGACTGGCGCGCGGCGGCGCCCGTGC